ACCTACAGCAGCCATCGTCTTGGAAAGGCTTTCCACAAACTTAGCGTCTCCACTATTCCATGCGACACCGGTCGATACAGCAAAGATAGCGAAACCGGCAACCACGAGGGCGATACCCAAGATCAGGTGGCCTACCGTAATAAGGATGATACCGAGGATTGCAATAAGAGGAGCAATCATGCTGAGAGTCTCTAACAGAGACTTAGCGACATCCTTATCACCTTTATTCCACTCAAGAGCGATTGTTGCTCCGAAGATGGCAATACCCGCAACAATCAGAGCGACACCGTAAGCAAGGAAACCTGTACACAGAAGTGCAACACCGATGATTGCCACAAGAGGAGCGATTACCTCAAGAGTCTTGGTGAGCGAGTCTACGACTTCCTTATCACCGCTATTCCATGCAAGTACCGTTCCGGTCGTAAAGAGGGCAATACCCGCTACGATAAGAGCGATACCCCACATAATCTGTCCTACTGTGAAGAGAAGGACACCGATTACTGATAAGAACACACCCACAACGCTTGTGAGCTGTACAAGGGATGCTCTAACCTGTTCATTACCGCTACCCCATGCAATAGCCACACCTGTGGTTACAGCAGCGATACCGGCAATCATCAGACCGAAACCAAGAGCAACCTGTCCTGCCATTGTAATGAACACACCGATAACGAACAAGAACATGCCTACCACTACAGCAAGGCTACTCAGCATCTCTTGTAGCTTGGAGTCTTGCGAGTTCCATGTGATGTAGGTTGCAAGACCGAGCATTCCGAGACCTGTAAGAAGGAGCGTAACACCTGCAACCCAATGCCCTGTGAACATGAGGAGAGCACCGAGACCAACTGCGACAGTACCGGCAACAAGTAAGAACTTCGAGAGTTTCTGATTGATGGTGTTTCTCAGTTTCTCAAGAGTCCTCTCAGCACCCTTATTGAGTTCATCCATGAACGTATCGGAGTAGTCATCAAGACCGAGACCCATAAGTTCATCCATCCCGCCACCATAAGGGACGGTCTCTTTTACTTTCTTAGCTGTATCCTCGACCGGAGCGACAAGAGCGTGGATCTCATCGAAAGACATAATGGTCTTTTTCAGTTTCTTAGCAGCCTTGTTTGCATCTTCGAGGTTGTCAGCAGCGTCCTCAGTATCCTCTTCAAACTCAGAGGCATCGAGGGTAGAGGCATCGAGACCGCTATAGTCGATTTCCGGGAGCTTGAACCCCCACAGGTCTGCCAGTCGTTTCGCTAACTGACCCACCAGCTCTACCGCATATTTGAGGTAGGGGAGCAACCTAGTCATTACAAGTCCGACTACCATACCGATGTTTCTCTTCATGATTGCCCATTGGTTACTCATGAGACGTACCATGTTAGCGGGAGAGACAAGCGTTCTGCCCAAGTCACCCTGAGCGACCTTGGTTTTCTCAAGGAGCATATTGTAACGAAGAGTAGCTTTCTGAGCCTGAGTCATCTTAGCGGTGGAAAGCTCGATACCATGAGCACGAGCATACTCACCGAGGGCAGCCATCGAGAGGTCAACACCGTACTCTTTGACACCCTTAATCTGACCCGCCATAGCAGAGTTCAGTTTCGTGAAGACCGTCTTAACATCTTGGTTGTAGAGAGAAGACAGGTCGTAAGCCAGCATCGAGAGGTTCTTGGACATAAGGACAGCGTTGTCCGACTCATGCCCAAAACCCTCAATCATGTTCTTAAAAGAGGACTGATAGGTCATCCACTCTTTCGAGTTGATACCGGCAATCTCTTCAAGCTGGTCGGCAATGTTCTTAGCCTCTTTGAAGTTATCCCCCATCGAGACCTGAAAAAGGTTAAGGCTTTCGATATAATCATTCGACTCTTCAAAACAGTCGTACATGATCTTGCCGAACTTCTTGCCTACATTGATAAGTCTGAGGAAACGGTTGTAACTATTGGTGAGTTTGTCCTCAAACTGAGTGAGTTTATCGACCGAAGAGGTCATCCCCTTCGATAGGCCACTATTTACGTCATTACCAGCCTCTTTCGCAGCATCCGCAAAATCATCGAGTGCGTTCTTAGCCTCTTTGACTGTATCTTTAAGCTCGTGAGCGTCACCCTTAAAACGGACGTTAATAGTGTCCATATTAATTACTGCCATCTGTCTCACCACCTTTAGCAGCATTTACACGTTCTCTGAAGGCTTGCATCTTAGCCTGTGCTTTCTCGTATCTGAGACGCTCAGTACGCTCCTCTTCAGACTCGCCTGTGTTATTAGAAGTTTGAGTTATCTCAAAAGGTTTTTCGAGATACGGTTGCGGTTTACCCTTGCCCATACCGTTCATAGCCGGAGCAATAGCAAGTACCGCTTGGTACACGTAAGCACCCTGTACCCACGCATTAGTATTCCACTCTTGCTGTTTGAGTTCATAAGCCTTACGGTACATCTTTGTGAGAGAAGGATCTTCATACCAAAACTCTTTGTACGTCATGCCCATTGCCATATAGTATGGACACTCTGTCTCAAAGACCCGGATTAAAGAATAGGGAGAAGAACCGTCCGACTCTTCCCCCTCCTCGGAAGAAGAACCTCTCACCACTTCTTCTTCCACTTTGCGTTTTTTGCTCTAACCTCGTCAGGGTCACTCATAAGTGCCTCGACCGGCTCTGTGTACATCTCTACGAGAGCCTCAAGAAGAGTGTCCTTCTCGGAGATGTCTTCATACATATTGTCAATCAACTGAGGATTGACAGTAGGATGGTTTTTCTTAAAAGCACCCTCGAAGAGACCGAGGATCATGGTAACAGGTGCGCTACCGTCACTCGCCTCTTTGATGTTGAAACCTTCCTTTTCCATCTGTCTAATCGTATCTCTCGTAAATTCGAGAACATACGTCTTGCCTTTGTAATCGAGTTCAATACTCTTAGCCATAAACGCTCTTTCCTTTCAGTTTTATCTCTCTTACGAGAAAGTAATGGGAGTGCTCGGAGTGATGGAGACAGTCATCTCCACGACCTCATTGACACCAGCACCGTTAGGAACGACAGCGAGCTGACCCTGGAAGGCAAACTTACCATCAGCACCATCTTCACCGAAGTAGACAGCATAGAAAGAGTCAACTCTCTCAAGAGCCTGGAGTTTAGTGAAGTCGGCTTTGGTGTAGTTACAGGTAAACTCAAGAGCCTCAGAGGACTGAATACCCTGAATGTAGGTCTGCATGGAGTCGGAGAGGGTCGTGGTTTCGAGAGCCTCCGGAGTCTGCATGAGGTCAGGGAAGTCCTTGATGTCTACCAGCTTGGTAAGGGAGTTAGCAGCCTCACCCTGCATCAGGTAGATTTTGTAGGAAGAAATAGCCATGTTTTCATCTCCTGTAGATTACATTATCTTTAGAAACTACTGCGATATAGCGATTGATGATCCTACACACAGTAGCGTCATTCATAGTAGTAGGGGTAGACCCTATTCTCGTAAAGCCTATGCCATTGAACACATCATCAACAATATTCATAATGGCTTTGGCCTGTGCTTTTTTACCCTTAGACTTATTGGAGTACGCATCAATCTGAAACGTGATTGTTGCGTGATTATCGTTACTACCGCTGTCCTGAGTTGTTACCACACTCGTGTTATCAAGCTGTCTGATAGTCACACAAGGCATCTTGGTAGAGCCGTTAGGGTCTTCATCGGTTATCCATATGTTCTTGCCATACTCGGCTCTCAGAGCCTCAATGAGTAAGTCAATGACATCCTGTTCAATGTCGATCACTAACTCCACCTCCTAATGCGGTATTCGACACCTTCTTGAATACTTCTCCAAGCCTTATACATCGCTGCTGCCGGGTCGTTACCTGTAGTACGGAATACACCGTCTCTGACAGGGATGCCGGATGTACCAGCCTCACCTTTATAGACCCAACTAGAGTTATTACCCTTGCCCTGTCCATAAGTACCGTGGTGCATCTCGTAGTCATCAGCCATCGGATGTTCGTAGTGGAGAACACCCGTACCGAACTCGATGAAGAGAACCGATGAGCCTCTTGCCCATATCGTAAAGTTGACTTCCATCCGAGTTCTGTGACGTACAAACCCACCGACCTCGACATCGTTCTTACCGGCATAGTCGGCATGAGCAAACCCATTCTCAGCAACGGCTCTACCGAAAGCGTAAAGCTCATCACCGAGGGTTGCGAGTTTTTCATTCTCTATCTGCTGAACACCGTCAAGTTGCTTTTTAACCATCTTGACTCCATCAACATCAATCGAGAACTTCTTACTCATGACACTTCTACCTTCTCCACGGCATAGGAGATGTTATTAAGGGACTTGGAGACTCTCTTCACAACATAGTCGTAAAGGAGAGTGAGTGTACCATCCTCTTCCTCTCGGTAGTGCCGAGCCAGTTCTAACCGGGACAGGGGGTCGTTTGCATACATTTCCCATGTATCATCCGAAACGTCCTCAAGGTTAGCAAGATCTCCAGCGCTGTCGATGATAAGAACTGTGTTCTCATCAATGGGGCAGTCCATGTCTGTGGTGACAATGACTTTATCGTAGCGGATGTTATACCCGAACTGCTCAATAGCGGTAGTACCACTAGCGGGGGAGATATGTGCTCTCATCCTCACAAGAGGCTGATAAACGATTTCTTGGTTTCCAAAAGAGTCTTCTTGTTCGGTGTCCCAATCTCGGAGTGCGTAGTAGAAAGTGGATTTATTGCGCTCAAGCGCTCTCATCCTACCTCTCATTTAAACCACCCCGCAGTACGGCACGACCGACTTCAGCATGGAAGAGGGGATGTACCCATTCTCATACGAGCGGTCGATACCGTTCTCAGCGTGAACTGTCTGCCCCTCTGCTCCTCTCTTAGCGATAAGGAACGTAGCCACCTCACAATGGAGACGGTCGTACTGAGAGGGGACTTCAGTCACATCTTCCGGGACACCGTAAGGGTATCGTTTGCGGAGAATAGCCTCACCAGCAACAAGGAGATATGCGGAGATGTCCTCATCGGTGATGTCAGTCACTTCCTGTTCGCCACACATCAGTCTTACGAGTGCTGCTTTGTCTGCCTGAGTCATAACGCATACCTCCTTCTAGTTACTTTTTCGAGGACTTTTTTTTCGGCTTTTCCTGAGTCTGAGGGGTCGGCTCAGACTCATGCCGTCTAAGCAACATTCCCATGGTTAGACCGGGATCTTGATTGCTTTAGAAGTGTCGTAGAGATAAGCGACAGCGTGTCTGTCAGCCGTGATAACGGTAGACTTGTTGATGATGTCACGGTCGGTCTCTACAAGGGTGTTTCTCTTGGTGATGATACGGAGAGCACCCGGTTTGACGATATAGGAAGTATCAGTCAGCTTATTGGAAACGATGACCTGACAGCCGTGGATCATACCGACCGAACCACGAATGACAAGGTTTGCAGCAACGTCCGTACCGGCAATCCAACCAGTAGCCTTACGAAGGATAGCATAGTTGGCGGGGGACGTAACGAGGACACGAGCACCGTCATCAATGTCTTCACCGAACAGGGTGAGGGCATCGGCAACAACGTCAGCGGAGAAGGTAGTCGCAGTAGCGGTCATGGAAGAACCGATAGTAGCGAGTTCCGCAAGGCAGTCGTTATCCATCTTAGAGGCGATGGAAAGAGTGAGCTGTTTGACAGCCTCGGTACGAGGATCGCCATAAGCGGAGAGAACAGCCTCATCCGTGACCTGAACACCACGACCAAACTTTTTGATGGTCTTGGTGACGGTGGACTCGGTGAGCTGTGCAATCGGGATGTCAGCGCCTTCAGCAACGTCAGTCGCATCACCGATGTAGGTGTAGTAGGGAAGAGTCAGGGTAGAACCCGGCTGACCTTCAAGGGTAGAGTCGATGGTCGCAAGGGGAGCGAAAACCATCTTGTTGACAAGTTTCTTGTCGATCATTGCCCCAACGACCTGAGGGTCGAAGAGATTAGTAAGTTTAGTTCCAGTTACGGGAAACGGCATTTGTTTTCACCTCATGTTATTCGCCCATGAGTGCATCGTACTGTTCGGGAGAAGTCTCCTTGAGAGTAGCGATTTCCTCATAAGACATATTCTCAAATTCTTCGTTCGTGATAGGTTTCGGATTATCACTAGCACCTGTACGAGGTCTCGGAGTGCCTTTCAGTAGATTGGCTTCTACGGTCTTGTCATGGTTGTCAAGGAAGGTCTTGGAGTTAGCAAAGACCGTTTTCATGTCTCCCTCTGCCATAGCCTTAGCGGTCGCACTAGCAAGCTCCTCATCGTAACCGAGACCTAAGTACTGCGACTTGAGTTCTGCAATCTGTTTCTCGGCTTTGAGAGCTGCCAGTTCTTTCTCAAGATTGGCATACTTCTCGTCTCGTTCCTGTGCATTGCGTTCTTCCTCAGAGAGAAGAGCTTTGTACTTCTTTTTGTTTTCGGCAGCCTCGGAGTTTGCTTTAGACAGAGCGTCTTTGTACTTCTGAAGAGCGTTTTCTTTCTCTTCGATTTCCTTAGACTTGTCTTCGAGTTCGAGCGCCTCAAGAGCAGCAACCTTTTCCTCTGCGGTCATTTTATCGTAGCCTTCGATTTTGCTGATGTCGATTTTCATAATAATCCGACTCCTTTCTTGCGTTTACAGTTCCCTCTGTTATTCCGTTTTTAGGAGTTTTCTCTCCATGTTGCGATTTAAGACTTCCCTGTCTTTAAGAAATGAAGTACTCAAGTACGCACCGGCAGTTGGCATTGTTTTGAGCAGTACCCATCATGCCGGGAGCAAGACCCTCGTCTCCATCAATTAACTTGAATGTATCGGTGACTGGTACGAAACTGCCACCAATTCTCCAATGAGCCTCCCGAACAAAGTCATCGTCTTTATCGATCCATCTCTTGTAGACTCTCAGTCCAAAAGGCTGTATCGCTTGGTCGATGTCCATTGCTCTATCGAGACCTGCTGACTCATACACTCGATGCCACTCGGAGTTCATAACCACTTCGAGCATCTTGTAATCGCCAGCGAGTACGTGCTCGATGACTCGTGCATCCGTACTCTTACCTCCTACCATCTGAGTGATGACTGCGGTCATCGCAGCGGTGTCGATTGGACGGTTTATGTCATCACCCAACTGATACCCTACTGCAGCATATCCCTCTTCATAGGCATCCTTGAGGCAGTCATTGAAAATTTTGAGCACATTATCTAAGGAGGTTCGTTCTACATCGACTGCCTCAAGGACACGCAACCACTTATTCAAGGAGGAAACATATCTTTTAAAAACTGTATTCATACCTATAGAAAAAGGACTAGGCCACCTATGTAGGTGTTCTAGTCCTGTTTGACTCTTCTTATCGCCTGTTTGCGTTAAGGTTTATTTATATGGAGTTTTAAGTACGACTTTCCTGTCTAACTTGACTACCACGAGATTGTCCTTTTCGAGATGTAGTTCTACTGGGGTTCTCCGTCTGAGATAAGTCTCGATGAGGGTTATACTCTCCGGGGTCAGTATTTTCTGCGGTAGACTCATTGAGCAACTGCTCCTTCCTTAATTCTTCTTCCTGTACTTTCTCGAAGTATGCCCTAGACTGCTGATATGCCATCTCCGGGTCTACGAACAGACCACAGCACTCGAAAGCCAGTTTAGGATCAATCTGCGGGTTGTTGAGCATCGTAGTGAGGATCTGAGACCTCTGAAGATTGTTCTCGTGGTTGTACCCACCAAAGTGCGGTTCGATGTTGTATGGATTGATTTTGACCTGAGCCATCTTATCCATGATCTTGAGAACCATCTTGAGGAAGATGCCCTCAGACTCTTTAAAGCACTCCGCAGTCATCTTAGCACGAGCCTCAGCATCCGACCAACCGTCACGCATAGTGACCGCAGCACCCGTGT